TTGCATCAACAACATCTTGTTTAATTTCATCATTGCTTGGTTCAAAAATTATATCAAGCAATCTAGTTCCGAATGTTGGTTGATGAACACGTTCGCCAATTCTAGTTAGTAATAAATTTTTTAAATTACTAGTACCTTGTTCTGCTGCAGATAATAATGATGTAAATACACCCGGTGCCCCAAACGAAATAGATACTCCTAAATAAGTATCTAGATTATTTTGTACAGCAGGTTGTATTATGTATGCCATTAGTTTCCTTTTTTAGCATTAATTGCTTTCATTAGAGATGAATAATCTCTTGTAAGCGCTTGTTGAACTTCTGGTGCAACTTCATATGTTTTTCCAGTTTCGGGATCTTCCATTACTTGAGGTGCTGCCGGTGCTAATCCCATAGCTTCTTTCATGTTTTGTCTCGCCATACCAAAACCTCGTGCATCTGCCGAAGTCATTCGTATTTCTTCTATTCCTTCATTCATTACATCTTTGAAACTATTCATAGCCATCGGACCTTGTTCAGACAATGCATCCGTTTCATTTAAAATCGAAGCCCATTTATTATCTTGAAATAATGGTTTCTTTTTAGTTGAAACAGCCTCTCGTTGTTGTGGCCGAGCGCTCGTATTAGTTGATTTCTTAACAGGATGTGTCATTTCGTTAATAGTAGATTGTAATCCTTCACGAAGAATTTCTGTTAATTCTTCTTTAATAACCTCACGTACGGCTACTTTAAGTGCTTTTATAAGTGTTTTTGAATCCATATGATAATTTTATTATAAATATAAGTATTAGTATTTTACGGGCATTCCCCATTCGGTATCTGAAAGTTTTGGGCCATAAAACGTTTTCGTATCATAATTAATGGCAAAATCACCTAAATTTCCATCTTCTGATGTCGGTTCATTGTTACTAGATACAAAAATCACTTTGCTAGGCATTTCAATTAGATTGTCTAAGATACTTAGTTGTTTTGCATTTAATTGTTGTATAAGTTCTTCTCTATTATCTAAATCATCAATTGAAGTATTAAGTACATTGTAAAAGCGCGATGGTGTATAATCAATAATTTCATTATTAATAGAATCTATAGCAATTTGAGTTGCAGAAGAAACTGGAAATATTTCATTATTACATACTGATGCTAATTTATTAATTACAGCACCTAATTGTGAAGATGCTAAACTAACACTAATATTTACCACCGTTATGATAATTGATGCTTGTTTCAATGCTCCCAATATTGTAGCAATTAATTCATTTTGTACTGCTAATGCTTGTACTAGTGCTGGCGGAGATGGTATTGGTGCAGCCAATTGTATTGATGCTAATGTTGATGCAAGTTGAGCTGCGACTGTTAATGCTGGTACAACGATTTGTAATACTCGTAAAACATCTTGTATTTTTTGTATGATTTGCCGTATTGATTCTAACGTAGCTTTTATTTTTTTTATTCTAGGATCATCACATTTAATACGGTCTGATAATTTAGAAGAATCGAGTACTGCTTCAGTTACCTTCTCAGCTAATCGATCTGTTAGTTTGTTTAATGCAGATTGTAATTTATTAATCGCAGTTGGTACTTTTTGTATTACTAAATCAAAAGGAGGTGCTACTGCCATGTTAAGTTTTCTTTATTTTATATTGGTCACTATTAAGATTAGGTATTAAGTCAGCAATTTCACCAATAATAGATAAAGCATTAGTTGTTACAACAGCACCAGATGCTGTTCCTCCCACCGCAATCGCTTTCATTAATTTTAAAATAATTGCTTCTAGAACTTTTCCATGCACCATAGGTTCCGTTGCAGAATCATCTCCTAATTTTATTTCGCCAGTTGTATTTAATACAATTCCTTTTTCTGAATCAATTATAGCTATATCTTTTTTAGCACGCAATATAATTCTTTCACCGACACCTATAAATTGTGAGTTTTTAAAGTTTGAATTATTAACAGTCAACGGCGTTGATAATTGCAATCGATCCAATGTTTGTGTACTAGTTAAATATAAAGATGAATCATCAGATTCGATATCTTCTATAACAAAGTTTTTATCTAGATCTAATTTAGATGAATTTGATAATATTATAATAGGATCGGTTGTTTCAGCACCAGACCATGATGGCTGAATATCATATTTACCAGTATTAATAGTACTACTAAATCGAATACTATTACCATAACGACCTTCAAAGATAACATCACCCATATATGGCTGAAGTATAGGAGTAGAACGTTCAACGAATTCTTTATCTGCTACAAAATTTTCTGTATTAATAGGTACTACATTAGAATTGATTCTAGATTGTATCCCCGTAGTTGGAAAATAATACCATTGCAAACGACGTCTAATCCAGCTTGAAGTCTGATCATATCCTTGAAAGATTAATACAGATTCACCTTTTATTGGAATTTGTTTTATGTTGGCTGAAATAGGTTTAACACGTTGTAAAATCTTAGTATTATTATTTTGTTTTATTATCACATCGATAGTAAATAACATGTTTGAATCTTGTTCCTCTGCCTTTCTTGTATAAGTCTCAGTAGATTCAATAACTTCACCAAAATAAAAATTAATAAGACTTTGTTCAATCATTTATACCCTTTTCAATTTTTTGTTTTGCTTCATGAATTTTTTGGGTTAAAATAATATCTTCATCATCGAAACTATCCAATTCATCTGATAATTCTACAGATAATGTTTGTTCAGCTACTTTTAAAAGTTGTTGTTTTTCTTCATCACTCAGTAATCCGTCAGATCCAGAAATAGTTTGTTTGGTTGAAATGTATCGTTGCACAATGGCTGTCAATTTTACTAGATGATCATCATTCTTAACAGCAACGTCTAAATATTCTTTGATAAGTGGAACGATAACAGTTGCATCAGATGCATTGCGAATTAATGGTTGTAATTGTGCAATTAGTTGATTTATTTGTCTATCTTTTTTTTTAGAATTGTGATAGACATCGGACATCAAGTCGGCAAAGCTAGTGCCTTTGAATAGTTCATCATTCTTGTCCATAAGTAAAATCCTTTAATATAAATATCAAAAAGGCAATTTTACGAAGTCAGATTGTTCATACTCTAAAAATTTGTCTACGTATATTTGTTTTAATACTTTAACAACTCGTGTAATATTGCTAGTTTCTAATCCCGTACGTTCTCGTATAAAAATATACAATGCCTTTTTATTGAAGTCTTCAATGTTTTCTCGACTCTCAAAAATATGTAAAACTGAATCAGCTACATGAATATCGACGGAGTTATTGAAAATGTAATTTAAATTATCATAACAATAATCGATATAAGCATCCATAAAATAACGTAACGTTTCTTTCATTTCGTCATTATGAATTTCAATTATGATATTGCGTTGTTCATCAATATCTAATTCCATTGTATTAGATTTCAATTTAGAATAAGCTTTTTGATTTTCTGCAATTAAATAATTAAACGATGTTCTAGTATAATATGAATACGCTTTACCAGCATTCGGATTAAATTTATTTAAACGTTCTGTTAAATAAGTAACTAAATCAGTTTGCAAATCTACAAATGTTGAATCAATATATGTAGGTTTTACTTTATTGATTAAATTTTCTGCCATTTTCATGAATGCAGGATAAATAAATCTTCTATAGATTTTTTCACGTAACACTACATTTTCTGTTGTTTGATTGTATGCTGAAATTGCAAAATCTGTTATTTTGGTAAAGTAAACGTTACTTTTTTTCCTCTTCACTGCCATCAAATTCTTCTTTTAATTCGTCTACTACTTGTTTTAATAATGAAAATGTCGTTCCTGCTTCATCATCTTTTTCAAATGCACCTAATCGGTCAATCTGGTTCATTGCTGTATAAGATTTTGAAATACGATCAAACATGTATTGATTGGTTGATTCCAATTCTTCAATGTATTCTTGAGCTTCAGCTAACGTGCCGGCAAGATACCAAATTCGATATACTAAATAACCTATAATACCGAGAGATGCTATACTAATTAATATTAAAGCCATATTATTCCTGATTAAATGCTTTAAAAATATCCCTGAGTGAATTTTCTACGTCCGGATTATTTTCAGCAAGATTTTTTAATCCATTACTTTTTTGAGTTTTACTTTTTTCAGCTACTGGATTAGGAGATGTATTTTTATTGTTTCTCCATCGTTCAAATTCAATCTGTGCTGCCATATGATCTCCATGATGTAACACAATTGGCAAATTGGTTTTTAATTTAGCCTGAGCTGATCGAGCAACATAATACGGTTTATTTGCATCATCATACATTCCATCATGAATCTTGATTGCTTGATATTCTGTCCAAGACATTTTAACATCATACTGCTGAAGCAACCAAATTGAAAGATCTGGTACCATGGTAAATGGAATATTTTCGTTGTGCTTATACATCTTGTTTTGATTCTTGCGATGCCAATCCGATGTTTCAACTTGATAAACTTCGTTACCATCTCCTGGGAAGCCTACTTTACCTAAATCATGGTGCATTGCTGCAAAACGAAGTTCTTCAATAGTATATCCTGACATATCAGCTCCCATTCGTGCCCATGATGCATATAACTCTTCAGTACATGTAATTACACGAAGTACGTGGTCTACATATCCACCGGCAAATGCATTATGAAAATGTG